CCGAATGGGAGATCGGCTCAGGCACCTATTCCGGCGGGACGTTGACACGATCTGCAAGTGAAAGCAGCAATGCAGGTTCGCCCATCAGCCTCTCTGGTGATGCTGTGGTGTTTGTTTCGGCCACGGCTGAAAGTTTTGCCAGTGCGGCCACATCCGCTTTGTCTGGTACAAATCAGACAATTGATCTTTCTGTTGCGGACATTTTTGTTTCTGCCCTTGATGTGCCTAGTGTCACTTACTCCTTCCAGACACAAGACATGGTAAGCCAAGCCAAGGTAATCTTGAACCCTGTGTATGTCGAAGAGTTTAGATTAGACAGTGCTGTCTATGACGAAGTTGAGTTTTTTGTAGGAGATCAAGACCGTGTGCCTTACGGCCTTGCTTTTAAGCCGGATGGACTAAAAATGTATATTTTGGGCCGAGACACAGACACCTTGTACCAATACAGTTTGTCTACTGCTTGGGATGTTTCGAGTTCATCTTACGACAATGTTTCTTTTAGTGTAACTGCTGAAGATACACTGCCACGGGGCATTTTTTTCAAAGACGATGGTACAGAGCTGTATTTGATAGGAGATGCCGACGATAGTGTTTATCGATATACGCTGTCTACTGCTTGGGATTTGTCTACTGCGGCGTATGATAATGTGTCGTTTTCTGTTGCAGCGCAAGACACTGCGCCGAGAGACGTCTTTTTTAAGCCGGATGGAACAAAAATGTTTGTCCTTGATGGTTCTGATTTTGTTTACCAGTACAGCCTAACTACACCTTGGGATTTGTCCACCAGCACTTACGACAGCGTGTCCTTTAATACACTTAATTCCGACGCGAATTTTGGTGTTGTCCCTCAAGGTTTTTATTTTAAGGACGACGGCAGTGAAATGTTTGTTGTCGAATCACAACAAGACAGGGTTTACCAGTATGACTTAACCGCAGCTTGGGACTTGTCTACAGCCGTTTATGCAAATGTCTTTATGGATATAGGTGACACCCTAGGCATTAATATGACCCCTATCGACATCTTTTTCGGTCTTTCGGGTCAAAAATTGTATATTACCGGGAGTCTACAGGATAGGGTTTTTCAAGTTTCAACATCGGTTACTTCGAGCACTACTTTCCCCGAGAGTGCAGAAAGACCTTCTGTAACGGTTAAGGCTGGAGAAAAAACAGCCCTCGACGTTATCACAACAGACGGCGGGGTCAGCTACCAAATCGTTAATGTCCAGAGTGGCATTAAGTAACGCAAACAACAATGGTGGAGACTCACATGAAAACAATCACGCTTAATTCCGACAACCGCTCTGTGCTGATTGCGCAGGACACTGACACTGTGACCCTTGAAGCAGATCACGTTAAACGCAATAACGAGCGTATCTATGGTTTGCCTCGTGATGCCGTCACGCTGCACGAAGGCGTCACGGTTCCTAACAACTGGTCGTCCAGCCGCTATTTTTTCGACGGGACAAACTGGGTTGAAAATCAGGTTTGGGTTGACGCTCACGCTGCACTAAGCGGTTAACCCATGCTTGGCTTCGCCCCATTAGCTTCTGTGCCCCTAGCGGATGATGGGGCGGCTGTCGTCTATGAATTGGTCGGTGATAACATTACTGCGGGTAATCCTGTTCTTGGTGCGTCTGATGTTGCTCAAGGGCATGGCCTCACGCTTGATGCCATCACGACAGGATTGCCAATCGTTCCGTTGTCAACGGTTGTTCAGGGCCACCTACTATCGGCAAATAGTATTACAACTGGTCAACCTGTAGTACCAGCTATCAGTGCTTCTGAGGAAGAGACTTTCTCTGCTGACCCAATCACTGCTGGACAACCTACAGTACAAGCCTCTGCCCTACTGCAAGAGTATGACCTCTCGCCAGTAGCAGTCATTACTGGTCAACCTAGTGTTGGTTCATCTGCCATTGTGGAGAACAACAGCCTTGGTCTTGTAGTCATCACGACAGGTCAGCCTGTACTTGGTCAACCTTCCATAATTGAGACCACACCACTTCTTGCTGATGGCATCACAACTAGTCAACCCAGTGTTGAAGCAAGCTCTATCAGTCAGACCCATGACCTGAGCCTTGTCGGTATTACGACTGCGGCACCGTCTGTCCCCTCTATCACAATGGCAGAGGACGAGACACTTAACGCTGCTCCCATTGTGTCTGGTACACCTGTAGTTACCTATCCTGATTTTACGCAAGATCATTCCCTGATCTCCGTTGGGGTCGTCACTGGTCAACCTGTTGTTCAGGAAGAGACGGTTGTTCAGACCCACGACCTTACAGCAGCTAACATCAATACTGCACCACCAACTGTAGGTGTAGCAACCTCAAATCAGACACACGTCCTTTCCCCTAATGGTATTACAACTAGCCAACCGACAGCCCCATCTATCACAGCTTTTGAGGATGAGACTTTAGTTGGTGACAACATCACGGCAGGTCAACCTGTAGTTGCAACTACAACAATGGTTGAGACGAATATCCTTGTCGGGGTAGGTATCACCACTGGTGTCCCTGTTGTTGGTCAGCTCTCAATCAACTCTTCTAAGAGGCGTGTTGTGTCCGTCACAGCTAACTCAGATAACACAGCTACACTGTCTGAGGCATACAATACGGCAGACTTCAGTAATAACCAAAATAGGGTAGCATAATGGCATTTAGAATTAAACAGAATGACACATCTCCTTCCCTTGAGGCTACACTGTCAGACGTTAATCTTGTCCCGGTGAACATCACTGCTGCTGTAGTAATGCTGCACATGAAAGCTATCAGTGGGGCTGTCGTCTTAACCAGACAGATGACTATCACGGATGCTGAGAATGGTGTAGTTCAATATGATTGGCAGGCAGGGGATACAGCTACAGTAGGTACGTACTACGTAGAGTTTGAAGTTACCTACTCAGATGGTAATGTTGAGACCTTCCCTAACACTGGTAGCTTACCTTTGGTCATCACACGAGAGTTAAACTAATGCCTAGCTGGGCGAGACAGAAGTTTGAGAACCACGGGTTTTCTATCGCTAAGAACGAAGTCCCCGGTTACTCTGTGGTGTTCAAAAATGGACTCAACAACGATATTGACCAAAACTCTAGTGCTACAGTTTGGACTGCTGGTGGTCTTTACCCTTGGTCAGCCTTAGACACTCCTCAGACTATCTATGTAGTTTCTACTTCAGCCTCTGACACTGGCAGTGTTACTATAGACGGGCTGGACGAGAACTGGAATAGATTACAAGAAGAAGTAGACTTCAATGGTCTTACAGCAGGCTCTTCCGTCAACACATTTCGTAGGGTCAATGAGATTACCTATGACAATGGCGTAGAAGGGAACGCAGGTATCATCACTGCTAGAACAGGGTCATCAACTGGAACAGTAGTGGGTCACATTGAAATTGGGTTCTCCCAGTCACTTCAGTTGGTTTACACAGTCCCATTAGGTTACACAGGCTTTATCCTTCATCAAGACCACGGTGTACAAAAGGGTGAGGACGCACAGTTTAGGTCTTTTGTGAGAGAGGGTGGTGTAGGTAGGTTTAGGATTGGTCATATCGCAGAAGTATACCAAAACAACTACTCTATACACTTTCCGATATATCCGTCTTTCCCAGAGAAAACTGACCTAGACTTTCGAGTATCACTTGTAGAGACCAACAACACCAGAGCCTTCAGTAATCTTTGCTTGGCCCTCGTAGAAACCAATAGACTGAGACGCTAGTATGACCAAAGTTCTTAAGGCTAAATACGCTAATGACATCTTTACCACTGAGATGGAAGCCCGCGCTCGTAGTATGGACCTTGGACTAGAAGGTGACATCCATGTGCATGAGTATGATGGTCAGGCAGTGTATATGCCCGGAGAGAGCCACAGTGCCTACCTAGAGCACTATAGTGACATGGCGGGTGGTGAGTATGCCGAAGAGGAAGAAGACGAGCGTATGGACAGTACAGAGGCTCTTAGGGCTGTAGTGGCTGAGATCATGTGTAAAGCTGACTACCAAGGCGAGGAGGTTACTCTCAACAAGCCTTTCCGTCTGCCTAGTGGCTCTAGCAAAAAGTTTGGGGTCTACGTCAAGGATGGTGATAAGACCAAGAAGGTGACTTTCGGTTCCCCTGATATGGAGATTAGACGTGATGACCCTGATGCCCGTAGCAATTTTCGCGCTCGTCACAACTGCGACACTGCAACAGACAAAACGTCAGCCCGTTACTGGTCCTGCCGGATGTGGGAAGAAGACATGACCGTCAGTGAGATGACAAAATCAGACATTACCGGCCAGATTCTTAAGGTCGATGAAGAACAACAAATCATTTATGGCTGGGCCTCTGTCATTACCGAAAAGGGTGAGACAGTAGTAGACCGCCAAGGTGACGTTATTGAGGCTGAGACTTTGGTCAAGGCTGTCAATGAGTTTATGGAGCATGTACGGATTGGTAAAACTATGCACGAGGGAGAAGCGACAGGGCAAGTCATCCACTCTCTGCCAGTTACCAAAGAAATCTGTGATGCTCTCGGAATCCAGTGTGACCGTGAAGGATGGGTTGTGGCTTATAAAGTCTACGATGATGCCGTCTGGAAGCGTGTCAAGTCTGGTGAACTAAGGGCCTTCTCTATTGGGGGCCGTGCCGTAAAGGAGGACTACATTGCCTAACCTTCTTAAACAACTCCAACTTGAGGAGCTATCGCTGGTAGATCGCCCTGCGAACCCGTTGGCAATGGCCCCTCTGTATAAGCGAGATACCTCCCAAGGAGATACTATGACAGAAACTACTGAAAAGATGTCTGACGACATGAAAGCTAAGCTGAAGCCTTATATGGACAAAGGGATGTCTGAGGAAGAAGCTATGAAGGCTTATGAGAATGACATGAAGAAATCGGCTGACGAGGTTGAAACCC